ATGGCTACTCTCTCAACCTCAAATTTAACACTAGCGGATTGGGCAAAAAGATCTGACCCAGACGGTAGAGTTCCAATTGTTGCAGAACTACTATCACAAAGCAACGAAATACTAGATGATTGCGTGTTTAAGGAAGGTAATCTACCTACTGGTGAACGTGTAGTTATTAGAACTGGTTTACCCGGTGTTTACTGGAGAGCATTAAACCAAGGTATTCCATCAAGCAAGTCAACAACAGCACAAATTGACGAAGCTTGCGGAATTCTAGAAGCTCGTTCTGAAGTAGACAAAGACTTAGCAATGTTAAATGGTAACACTGCACAGTTCCGTTTATCTGAAGA